GTCTATTTGTCCTCTACCAGCTGCTATATAATTTCTTGCTCCTACATATCTCTCTAATAGTGTCATATTGTAGTGTTACAGATGCCCCCTAATCTAAGTTGTCTTACTATGTCATACCCTCTATTTAGTTGATAGTCTGCTTCAATTACTACAGCTTCTGCTCTAAGACCTATATATAATACTATTAAAAGAGAAATAAAAAAAAGAAATAATATTATATTCAACTTCGTGTTAATTCTCATATTTGTTCGATTCCCTTAGTTGGATTCAGAAAGATGTCTCTCTTTAATCCTAAAGCTGTGCAGTCTACGAAGTCTCTATAGAAGAAATTATTGACATCATCTTTCTTTGGCACTTCTGGAAGTTTCTCTAATTTCATTAGCTTTCTTATTATGTTGATGTATTTATCATAGGCTGGATTCCATGAGCTTGTTGGTTGTATCTTCTGCAGAACATAGTCTAATGCTGGCTCTGGGAATGCTATCTCATACATTCTTATTGGTCTTACACCTAATTGTAGAATCCCTTTGGGTTGGTCTGCACTATGTTTAAAGGGTGTATGAACTGCTAATAAATCATTCTCCCACTGGTTAAGTCTTGGAGCTATTGCTCTCGCCATTACATAGATTTGCATTTTAATTGACAGCATCCATTATCTTATCTGCTTCTTCTTGTATCTTATCTTCTTCGTTCTTTGTCTTTACTTCTTTTCCTGCTTCTGCTATTCCACCAAGCATATCTTCTGCTTTGATAGTGTTTGCTTCATCTATCTTTTTCTGTAGTGTGTCATATGCTTCTGTCATTTTGTTTATTGCTTCATCAATTTCTTTCTTCTCTTTATACTTAGAAATCTTTGGAGCTGGGTCTTCTTCCCCAGCTTCCTTAGGCTCCTCTTTTGGAGCTTCTACTTCATCTGCCATTTTGGCCTCCTTACTTTTTAATTATTTGAGAGGGAATTGCTATACCTGCACATGCTGCTATTACTCCTATAACAGCTGTCAATAAGACTCCATTAAGTCCTTTCGCCAGTGCCATTAATTCTATTAAAGTAATGCAAACTATAGCTACTATAACTATTCTCCAGTCTATTTTATCTTTTTTCATCGTGAACTTTTAACTACTCCATACCATATAAATCCTATTATTATTAAACTTATTATATCTTCCATTATGATGGTTGTTGCCCTGCTAATATTTCTTCTTTTGTGAGATTATATTCTGGGACTTTTTGTTTCTCTGCTGCTCTCATGTATGTCTCGCTTGCAACTAATGCAGCATCGAACTTAGCTAATTCTGATTTTCCAAAACCTATAACAGGCATGCTTGCTGAGATGTTAGATGTTTCTTGAATTAATGTATTTATTTCTTCTACCATCTCCCAGTCTTGATTCTTTGCTGCTTGACCCTGAACTATTGATAATGTCATTAAGGCATCTCCCTTTTCATTTGGTCCCCAAAATAAAGAAGTATAAAGAGTAGTTCCTAAGACTCCTAAGGCTACCATAGGGTTGCTAAGACCTGCTACTAACTTTGTTAAATATGATGATACTAAACCAGCTGTTTTTGTGTTTGTTGTTATTTTTGCTGCTGTTGGTAATGCTCCAGATGCTAATGGGTCCCATACTCCAGCAGCTGCTCCCCCTACATCTCCAGATAATTGTGTAGTTGCTACTGCTCTTCCAGCTGCTCCCATTCTTGTTGCGACTGCTATTAATGGTGCTAATAATAATTCTCCCCCTGCTATTCCAGCAGCTGCTATTCCTATTCCTAACCCTGCTGCTTTAAATACATCTTTAGGGGACATTCCTGCTTGTGAGCCTAAAGGTGGTGGTGCTTCTGCTCCCTCTGCAAATTGCTCTGCTCTTCCAGGTGGGACATAATCTGCTCTTGTAGATGGGATTTCCCCTTCTTGAACTAAAGGAGCTATTTCTTTTACTGGCTCCTGAGTTTCTAATTGTTTATTTATTAAATTTACTTCTCTTCCTTTAGCTTCTGCTATTTGTTTTTCTGTTGCTCCAAATTCAGCAGTAGCTGGGATTATTCCTTTTTCTATTCCTCTTGATACTGATGGTGGAGTTCTACCTTCTGATATTGCTTTGGCTGCTCCTGGGAGATGTCTTATGAACTTTCCTTCTGTTGAGAATACTCCCCCAGATGTTCCCTGACCTACTGATTCTGTTGTTCCTACTTGTTTTCCTACTCCTGGAACTTTATCTTTTGGTTTATGAGCTGCTGTTTTACTTCCTCTTTTAAATGTTGAACTTGCCATTATTGATTTACCCCCACATCTTCTGGAGTAGCTGCCTGCATAGTCTCCTCTTTCTTTCTATCCGATAGCATCTCATTCTCTAATGATGCTGGGAATGTTAGCTCTATCTCTAAATTTAATTGTGCCAATATCTGCTCCTCGATATATAACTGCTCTTCCTCTATTGTTTGCTGGAATGCTAAATATAATATCTTTGCAGTGGCTTCTGTGATTTCATTACTACCCCCTACTATAATTTGAGGGACTCCACATGCTTGGAAGAAATACTGATTTAATTGATTTATCCATGCTAATGGATTAAGGGTTGCATTTGTTGGGACTGCTACTAATTCATGCTCTACAGTTCCCATAGGAATATAAATATTTTCTGAGCCTATCATAGCTGCATCATGCTTTGCTTTAAATTCTGCTATTTTAGAAGTATCATCTGTATCTAATTTAAACTGATGAACTGGAAATACATTTCTATGCAATAGTTTCTGATAATCGTCCATAGCTTCATTTCTCATAAGAATTATCTTCTCTACTGTTGGAATCAAACTGACTCCATGAATTTCATCTGCTACTCTATTTCTTGACAAATGAAGAATCTTCTCTGGCTTGAACTTTGCTATTACTTTTGATTCAGTTCCTGTCTTGCTTCTCTGCTCATATCTTTTTATTAGACCTTTTCTATTTGCTATAATTGTCATGACTCCAGGGTCTAATGGTTTTAAATTAATTAGTCTATTTTCTTTATCTCTAATGATTTCAGCAAAAGAATCTCCTGCTATGTGATAAGTTCTTATCATGTTCTCCAGGAGTGTGTTAAATGTATCTGCACCAAAACCTTTAATTCCCATTAAAAGTAATTGGGTTATTTCAATACTCTTGAATCCCTTTCCTACTGTCCATGTTGCTTTGGCATCTATTGCTTGGGTCAGCTCTGGGATTAACTTGTAATATCCTAACCACTGAGACCAATTTGTAATATTATACTTAGTCTCTTTCTGCTCTTGAGCTGCATCTGTTTCTACTCCATCTACTGAGAACTTAGTCTCTGCATTAGCTAAATCGCTTACTGCTGTGCTTGAGATATTTGTTTCTGGCATTATAAATCAATCCTTATTGGTATTAAAACTTGAGATTGTGAATTTATCTCACTTCTTACATCTCCAAAATCTCTCTCTTCTGGGATATTTCCATGAGTATTTCCTCCCATTGGGTCCCAACCTAACCAAACATATCCTGTGCCCCCTGTTGCTTTTGCCCATGTTTGGATATTGGCTCTTAAATATTCTCCTTTCTTGATTTTAGTTTTTGGGATTGTAAGTTTCATAGAGGATAAAGTTTCTTCTATTGCACCCTCTTTAGATAATATTTGACCTGATACATTTCCTAAATTTGTTAGACTTGCTCCACTTACTAAAAGGGCTGCACTCACAAATGCGTATCCTGTTTCACTTGCTGCCCCCTGTATTGCGAATGGAGTTGATATTATCACATCTCCTTCTATTATAATTGGAACTTCTATTAAAGTTTCAAAATTACAGTCATGCTTAACTGCATAAGTTCCGGTATTTGATACTGCCACTCTTGAGTTTGTTGTTGAACTTGGAAATCTTGTGTTTGTCAGATGATATTCTTTTGTTTGTCCTCTATTCACTTGTGCAGGATAAAATACTTCTACAGCCCTATTTTTAGCTATATCTATAAAATCAAAACTTGAAATTACTTTTTCCTTCTCTTCTCTAAATAGTGGCACTTTCTACCTCTGGAATCTTTCCATCATCTCTATCTTCCCAACTTACTGACTTCCCAAACATTATGCTCTCTTCTCCTATATCTATTCCTTTGAATATAACTCTCCCTAATAATCTCCCCCACTTCTCTACTCTTAAATCTGGGTTGATTATAATATCTACTTCCTCTCCTAAAATCTTCTTCTCCAGCCATGATTGACTCTCCCTTCCCCCTAACTCATCTAACTCTGGTGCTGCATTATCAAAAAACCTCACTGGGAAATCAAAATCTCTTTCTCTCCATTTTACTCTTATAGTATCACCGTCTGTGACTTTAACCACTGTTCCGGTAAAATCTTCTGTGATTTGTTTGTGTGGTGAGGCAAAGTAGTAAAAGTCCATTTGCGAGTTTGTGAGCTCTGGAAATCTATTAAAGTCATGTGGCATTTATAAAATCCTGGGCTTTCTTGTCCCTTAACATTCCTAATCCTCTTAAGGCTGAATCTCTATAAGTTGTAATCATATTTTTTGCTTCTTCTCTTGAAGTATATCCGCTCATGTCATAAGCTATTGCATTTATTGCAGCTAAATCTGAGGCTATTTGTCCTAAAATTAAATAAGCTCCTGACAATAAAGTTGCATAATTAGTTGTAAAATCATATCTTGAATTAATATTTATTAAACTCTCAGCTTGTGTTATCCAGACATCTATTGCTCCATCTCCATTAATTAAGAGACTTCCATCTTTTATTGCTGTAGCTGCTCCATCTCCAGCCTTTGCTATTACAGCTCCACTAACGCAGAATGTTGTCGAAACCATGTTTAACTACCTTTACCTCTTTTTTTATTTTTTTTTGATTCATTTCCAGTATTTCTACTTCTTTTTTTAGTTTATTTCCCATTTTTGGGGACGAAATGAGCAGAAATGTCTGAAAAACCGCTCAAATGTCACATTTTGCTAAGCTATCCATATATTTAATGCTTTTGATGTTGAGCACCAAGCAGCACGGATTAGCCCCTCAGCTACATGAGTATAATTGCCGAATATCTTTAATTTTCCGTCCACATACTCATATTGAACTGATTTAAGACTCAAAAAGATTTCATCATCATCTAAAAGTTTTATTTGAGATTTTTCCATTAATTTTAAGAGATTGTTATACAAATCTTCTTTTAGAGTTCTCTTTCGCTTTTTTTCGTCTCTAGTAAGCGGCCGAGATGCGTTATTAATCGCAATAGTTTTTCTTCTTGTTCTTTCGTCAGTAAGCAGTTGGTCAAAGACTCCAACGCCCATTCCGCCATCGTCCACAAAGATTTGTTTGAATCCATATTTATCCTCCAGTGTTAGAATTAATTTTGTTGTCTCAGTTGTGAGTGTGTGTTTTGTTATTAAGTTCTCCACATGAATTAATATCTCTTTACTTCTTCTATCAATTACTTCGAAAGTAGATTCATCTTCTCCCATTCGTGCTATATCTACTCCTAAATAATAATCTCTCTTATGAACTTTCCCTCTTCTCTTTAATACCATGCACTTCTTAATTAAATCATCTGCGAAGAATTGTCTTAATTCATCTACGAACTCTCCTAAATATTCCTGAGCATATTGTGTTCTTGTCATTCGTGCTTTTTCTCTGTCTAAAAAATCCTGATTCTTTCTCGGGCAGTTTTCACTTGAGATATGAAAGTGTTTGAAATTATCATCCTGGAAGCAGCGATAGAAATAACCACCACCACCGAATGGAGTTGATAATAGAATTATGTCTCCCCCAGTCACTGCCAGCATGGGTGTAACCGCAGTCCAGACTTCCTCGGGAATAAAGGCCGCTTCATCCGCAATCAAGAGGTCTACAGTGTAACCACGGATTCCATACCCGCTCATTCCGGTAGGGAGACAATGAATGACAGAGCCATTATTAAGAGTGATTTTGTGTTTGGTTGGCTTATCTTTACCTTTCTTTATGAAAGATTTGTGATTTTGATATAGATGAGACAATATCTTCTCAAAAAGTAAAAGGGCCTGTCTCTCAACAGAGGCCACAACGAGTATAGTTTTCCCTTTATTGTGGGTTGCGTATTCGCCAGCCTTAATCGAGATGATTGTAGATTTCCCAACCTGTCTACCCGAACGCAGACAAAGATTTCCTTTGGTGTCCAATACTTCTTTTTGCCAGTCATCGAGTTTCATTTCTTCTCTTTGAGTTCTGCGAGTTCTTGAGAGGTTTCTTCGAGTTTCTTATTTAATAATACAATCTTCCTCGACTGATTCAGATTTCCATCATAATCTTGTAAGCCTCTCTCGGCTAATAATACTCCCATCCCTACTCTTGCAGCTTCTGTCCACGATATATGATACTCCGTTGCTAAATTCTTCTGCTCTGGAGTTATTGAAATTGTTGTAATGTATCCCATTTTAGT